CAGCACAAGGAGAAAGTCAAGGTCAAGACCAAGGATCGGGGTGTGGAGCTGTGAACAAACCCGATGTGAAGAAGCTCATTCTTCTGAACCTTCCGTATGTCTTCGCCTTCTACTTTGCGGATAAGATCGCCGCCGTGTTTCGTCTCGCTCCCGGCACGGAGTTCATCGACAAGCTGACAAACGGCTTTGCTGTATTCGGCACTGCCTTTACAAATCCGCTTCCCAGCTTTCATCCCGTCGATCTGCTCGTCGGTCTGATTGCCGGTGCGCTGCTCAAGCTGGCGGTCTACGTCAAGGGCAAAAACCGCAAGAAGTTCCGGCAGGGCGAAGAATACGGATCTGCCCGCTGGGGCAAGCCAGAGGACATCAAGCCGTACATGGACCCGGAGTTCTCCAACAACGTCATTCTGACGCAGACGGAGTTCCTGACCATGAACAGCCGCCCGAAGCAGCCGAAATACGCCCGCAACAAAAATATCCTTGTCATCGGCGGTTCCGGCTCAGGTAAGACACGCTTTTTCGTGAAGCCGAACCTGATGCAGATGCACAGTAGCTACGTTGTGACTGACCCGAAGGGTACGGTGCTGGTGGAGTGCGGCAAGATGCTTGAAAAAGGCGGCTACGTCATCAAGTCGCTGAACACCATCAACTTTCGAAAATCCATGCACTACAACCCGTTCAGCTACATCCGCAGCGAGAAGGACATCCTCAAGCTGGTCAATACGATCATCGTCAACACGAAGGGAGACGGCGATAAGTCCGGCGAAGATTTCTGGGTCAAGGCGGAAAAGCTCTACTACACAGCCCTTATCGGCTACATCTGGTATGAGGCACCCGACCACGAGAAAAACTTTACTACCCTGCTCGAAATGATCAATGCCTCAGAAGCCAGAGAGGACGATGAGACCTTCAAGAACCCTGTGGATGTCATGTTCGACGAGCTGGAAGCCCGCGATCCTGACCACTTTGCGGTCAAGCAATACCGCAAATACAAGCTGGCGGCGGGCAAAACCGCGAAGTCGATCCTGATTTCCTGCGGCGCAAGGCTTGCGCCCTTCGACATTGCAGAGCTGCGGGAGCTGATGAGCTACGATGAGATGGAGCTGGACACCATCGGAGACCGGAAGACGGCGCTGTTCGTCATCATTTCCGATACCGATGACACCTTCAATTTCGTCGTGGCGATCATGTATTCCCAGCTCTTCAACCTTCTCTGCGACAAGGCAGATGACGTTTACAACGGACGGCTTCCCGTCCATGTGCGCTGTCTGCTGGACGAGTTTGCGAACATCGGTCAAATCCCGAAGTTTGATAAGCTCATCGCCACCATCCGAAGCCGGGAAATCTCGGCGTCAATCATCTTGCAGTCCCAGTCTCAGCTCAAGACCATCTACAAGGACGCGGCTGACACCATCACAGGCAACTGTGACTGCACACTTTTCCTCGGCGGCAAGGAGAAATCCACGCTCAAGGAAATCAGCGAGGTGCTGGGCAAGGAGACAATCGACCTTTACAACACCTCAGAAACCCGTTCCAACAACAACTCCTATGGCTTGAACTATCAGAAAACCGGCAAAGAACTGATGTCTCAGGATGAGATCGCCGTCATGGACGGAGCCAAGTGTATTTTGCAGCTTCGAGGCGTGAGACCTTTTCTCAGTAACAAATACGACATTACAAAGCATCCAAAGTACCGGCAGCTCTCCGACTATAACAAGCGGAACGCCTTTGACATCGAGAAGTACCGGCAGCACAAGCTGGTAGTCAAGCCCGATGACACATTCGACCTCTATGATATGGGCGAGGTCGAAGCGGATTAAAGCCCCGTCGCTGCACTGCGCAGTGGGTAAAGCCTGATGGCTCCCAAAGCAGAACAGCGACGGGGCTTCTTTTTTTATGCCCATTTTCAAAAATACACAACCAATCTTTTTCAAATCAAGGAGGAAAATCTATGGCTTTCATCAATCAGGCTGTCACGGTTCTTCAGACGCTCGTTATCGCCCTCGGCGCAGGTCTCGCAGTGTGGGGTGTTGTCAACCTCATGGAAGGCTACGGCAACGACAACCCCGGCGCCAAGTCTCAGGGCATCAAGCAGCTCATGGCTGGCGGTGGTGTGGTGCTGATCGGCACGACCCTCATCCCTCTGCTCTCCGGTCTGTTCGGTTAATCCGGCAGCCGCGCAGAAGTAACCATCGGGGCGGGTGCTGGAAAAGGCACTCGCCCCTCACAATTCACCAACGATTTAAGGAGGAAATTCAAGTATGGCATTTATCAATCAGGCAGTTACGGTTCTCCAGACGCTTGTTATCGCCCTCGGCGCAGGTCTTGCGGTGTGGGGTGTTGTCAACCTCATGGAAGGCTACGGCAACGACAACCCCGGCGCTAAGTCTCAGGGCATCAAGCAGCTCATGGCTGGCGGCGGTGTGGTGCTGATCGGCACGACCCTCATCCCCCTGCTCTCCGGTTTGTTCGGCTAATCCACGGCAAGCCCAGCTTAACCGAAGGGTGGTGAAATATTGGGCAGCATTTTAGAAAAGATCGAACAAGCTCTCAAGGATATGCTGATCGGATGGATCGAGAGCAACCTGACCAATATGTTCACCGATGTCAACGAGAAGGTAGGAACGATTGCCGCCGAAGTTGGGCAAACACCGTCCGGCTGGAACGGCGGCGTGTACCAGATGATCCGGGGACTATCTGAAAACGTGATAGTCCCCATCGCTGGTATCATCATCACCTTCGTTTTGTGCTACGAGCTGATTTCTATGATCACCGAGAAAAACAACCTTCACGACATGGACACATGGATGTTCTTCAAGTGGTTTTTCAAGGCGGCTGTGGCGATCTATCTCGTAACACACACGTTTGACATCGTGATGGCAGTATTCGACATCGGGCAGAACGTGGTTTCCGGCGCAGCAGGAGTAATTCACGGCAACACCAGCATTGACATTGACGCGACGATTGCGCAGATGCGAACCGGCATGGAGAACATGGGCGTCGGGGAACTGCTCGGTCTGTCAATAGAAACGCTTCTGATCAGCTTGTGCCTCAAAATCATGGCGATCCTCATTACGGTCATTCTCTACGGGCGCATGATTGAGATTTACTGCACTGTGAGCATTGCGCCTATTCCCATCGCAACCATGAGCAACCGCGAATGGGGCAGCATCGGCACGAACTATCTGAAAGGCTTGTTCGCTCTGGCATTTCAGGGCTTTCTCATCATGGTCTGCGTCGGCATCTATGCGGTGCTGATTAACGGCATGATCATCGCAGACAACATTCATTCGGCTCTGTTCTCTGTGGCAGCGTATACGGTCATTCTATGCTTCTCGCTGTTCAAGACCGGAAGCCTCGCAAAATCCATTTTCCATGCGCACTAAGGAGGTCGGCAGCATGAAGAAGTACAGCATCATCTACGCCGATCCCCCTTGGGCGTATCGGACTTACTCCAAGAAGGGACAGGGACGGTCGGCGGAAAGCCACTACCCGACAATGTGCATTGAAGACATCAAGGCACTTCCGGTCGGTGAGCTTGCCGCTAAGGACTGCGCTCTGTTTCTCTGGATCACGTTCCCGTGCCTCTGTGAAGCACTCGAAGTGCTGACGGCATGGGGCTTTTCTTATAAGACCGTGGCTTTTGTATGGGTGAAGCAAAACCGCAGGAACGACGATCTCTTTACCGGCATGGGCTACTGGACAAGGGCGAATGCCGAAATCTGCATCCTTGCTACAAAGGGACACCCGAAGCGTGTTGACGCCGGTGTGCGTCAGGTCATCCTCAGCCACATCGAAGAGCATTCCAAAAAGCCGGATGAAGCGCGGGAGCGCATTGTTCGGCTCATGGGAGACCTTCCCCGCGTAGAGCTTTTTGCCCGTCAGTCTCCCGAAGGCTGGGACGTTTGGGGCAACGAGGTCGAATGCACGGCGCATCTTCCTATGGAGGAAACACCATGCTGCGGCTAAAACCAATCTCTCTTCGAGATGCCAACGAGTACGTCCGGCAGCATCACCGACATCACAAGCCGGTTGCCGGTCACAAGTTTTCCATCGGCTGTGAAGCAGACGGTGAACTGGTCGGTGTAATCATCGCTGGGCGTCCCGTCAGCCGGTATCTGGATGACGGCTTCACATTGGAGGTTACAAGGCTATGCACCAACGGGGCGAAGAACGCTTGCAGCTTTCTCTACGGCGCGGCGGCAAGAGCTGCTGCGGCTATGGGCTATAAGCGCATCATCACCTACACGCTGGAAAGTGAAAACGGTGCAAGCCTTCGTGCTTCCGGCTGGATTTGTCAAGGCAAAGCGGGTGGGCTTCGCTGGACGGGCAAGCGTCAACCGAAGGAGGATCAATATCCCGCACAAATGAAGCTGCGCTATGAAAAGCAGCTTAGAAAGTCTGCAAATAAAAAGTCAATAGGGAAATAAAGAAAAATTGAGGAGAGAAAAAGGGCATACCAAAAGCGGCCAGCAGGTAAAGGCCGCTGGCCGGATAGTCAGGTATGTAACAATGCGCATTACTTCTGAGGAAGAATAATCGTTGCTTTAGAGAAGTTGTCCCAGTCAAGGCACTGTCCGCAGCGGTCACAGTAGGGCTGGTATTCCCGTTCCATGGTCCTTCCACATTGCGGACAAACGGGAAAACCTGTCACGCCAGAGAGGTATCGGAAGCAGCGGATGTGTGTAACCGGCATCGGTTCGCGGAAGGCCATCTCTCGCCAGAGTTCTGAGGGGATCAACAGGTCATTTGGCGTCAGAGCAAAACCAACGCAGAGTTTTTCCAAGGTTAGAATTGTTGGAGCGGTTTTGCCTCTGGCAATGTCAGCGAAGTACCTGGAGCTGAGATCACATCGTTCCGAGGCGGCTTCATAGCTGAGCTTGCGAGTATCACATAATTTGAGGACGGAGGTGGATAAATTGTCTAAAAACATCTTAATCGCTCTCTTTCTGTCATAAGATGCTTTTAGCGTATGAGCAATATGGTTCTGCTACAAGGAAGGATACTTCATGAATTTTCCAGCTGAGCGAGGTATTCTTTCACCCGCCCGTAGTAGATGCGCAGGAACTTGTTGGCGCCGGCTGTCATGTAAACCAGATAGGGTTTGCCCTCGGCTCGTTTCTTGTCCATGAAACGGTACACTGGATCATCCTGGGGCTGTGTTTTCAAAAGGCAGTCCATAACCAGGAATAAGGCGCGGCGCAGCTCCGGCGGCCCGCTTTTGGAAACCCTCGTACTTTTGGCCTCGTGAGTGCCGGACTGGTCAGCGCCAGGGTCAACGCCCGCGAAAGCGGTAATGGCGTTTCGGTGGGTAAACCGGGTCACATCCCCAAGCTCCGCCATAAGCTGAGGGCCGAGAGAATCGCCTACGCCGTGCATGGTCATGACGACAGGATATTCCGGGAGCTGGGCTGCCAAGGCTTGCATTTCAGCCTTGAGCCGTTCCAGAGAGGCAGAGATAGCGTTCAGCGCATCAATGGCCTGCCGGACCATGGTTTTGGTCAGGGCGTCCCTGGGGAGCATGGCGATCAGGTCCTGTGCTCCGGCGTGGACCTCAACGGCTTTGCTCTGGCTGAAGTTGTAGCCATGGCGTTTGCACCACTTGCGGTAACGCTCGGCAAAGGCAGTGAGGCTCATGTTCCGCACGCAGTCCACATGCCAAAAGGTCGTGGCAAAGTCCACCCACTTCTGCGACCCATCCTCACGGACGGGACTGTCAAATAGGGCGTTGACGCCGGGATAGGTCTGGTCAAGAAGGGCGATGAGGTTATTTTTCATCATCGTCTTAGTCTTGGAGTACAGACTCTGCTGCCGGTTCAGCGTTTTCAGTTGCATTCGAATCGTATCCATGGGTGTATGTTGGCGCAATTCTGCCCAGTTGTCAATACCGTACCGGGCAATCTTGCGGGAATCCGCCTTGTCTGTTTTCACTTTACGCAGGGTGTTGTTTCCGTAGTCCTTGATGAGCTTCGGATTAACTGCACTGACGAAGACGCCCTCATCATGAAGAAAGCGGGCTACCGGCTCATAGTACCGTCCGGTGTGCTCCATGACTACCCGTGTCTCACCGTCCAGACTTTTCAAGTAGTCTGCCAGCTCCTTGAGTTCGCTGCCGGTGTGACCAACAGAAAATGGTTTTGCTACCACTTCTCCAAAAGGACGGAGGACAGACACCATGCTCTTTCCTTTGGAAACATCGATCCCTACAACATTATTCATATTGATCGCTCCTCATCATGGATTTGTTTTGGCGACCAGCCATTCCACCATTGCCGATCCAATCTATTTGATGACACGGGCGCACCAAGGAGGTGGCTCAACCTGCATAAATCGAACGCTGCGAATGAGAGGCTGGCTGACTGACTTTCGTACGGACGCTTTGGTCCTTGGAGGTGAACATCAGGCCAAGACTCTCTCATTCTAACAGCTTTGGCAACGATGCGGAAAAAGACACGGCTGGCTGCCGTGCCTTAGACCGTAAATACATTGTAATAGGAGGAAACAGTCAATGGCATTTGTTCCGGTCCCGAAGGATCTTAACCGCGTCAAAACGAAGGTCATGTTCAACCTGACCAAGCGGCAGCTCATTTGTTTTTCTGTTGCTGCGGCGGTCGGCGTTCCGATCTTCTTTCTGGCGAAGGCGCATCTCGACTTGTCTACGGCGGCAATGCTGATGGTGGTTATCATGCTCCCGTTCATCTTCTTCGCGCTTTACGAGAAGGACGGTCAGCCCGCCGAAAAGTATCTGTACCACATCGTACAGTCCATGTTCATCCGGGACAAGGTGCGTCCCTATCGCACAAACAATC